CTGCAGGTGACCCCCCTTCTGGCGGAGGCGGAGGCGGAGGTGGAGGCGGTGGATCCACTGAAGTTTATCTTGGCTCTTCTGCATTTAGTAGCGTCAATATTGGTTCAACGGCTGTTTCTGCAATCTATGTTGGTAGTACTCTAGTGTGGGGTTCTTAACCTTATAAATAGAGGTAAGATATTAAAGGATATAAAATATGGCAATTACTAGCAGGGACGAATTTATTGATTATATAAAAAGAGACCTAGGTGATCCAGTTATAGAAATCAATGTCGAAGAACAACAGATGGAAGATAGGGTTGATGAGGCCTTAGCATACTGGAGAGAATTTCACTCTGATGCAGTTCACAGAACTTATATTAAACATCAGATGACTGCAACTGATATTGCTAATCAGTATATCACTGTTCCTTCTGATGCTCTCCATGTAATTAAAATGTTTAGTGTAGGATCTAATCTGACATCCTCCAGAAACTTTTTTGATATTAAGTATCAGATGCACCTGAATGATATTGCCGATATTCACACGTATATAGGGGACTTAGCATATTATGAACAGATGCAGCAATACCTATCATTACTAGATCAAAGATTAACCGGATCCCCACAGGTAAACTTCGCACGTCGTCAGAATAGGCTTTATATTCGAGGCGACATCGACGATAAAGATATTCAAGAGGGCGATTATATTGTACTAGAAGCTTATGTCTACATCGATGAAAGCACTTTCACCCAGGTGTGGGAAGACATTTGGCTAAAAGAATATGCAGTTGCAGTAGTTAAAAGACAGTGGGGCTCGAACCTTATGAAATTCGAAGGTATGCAGCTTCCAGGCGGAGTACAGATTAACGCAAGAGTTATCTACGAAGATGCTATAAATGAAATAAATCAGTTAAGAGAAAGAATTAGACTAGAATACGAACTTCCAGTAGATTTTTTCGTGGGATAGGTTATGGCCACTAATTTTTATTTTAGCCCAAAGGTAAGATCTGAGCAAAATCTATACGAGGATTTAGTAATAGAATCCTTAAAGATGTATGGTCAGGATGTTTATTATCTTCCAAGGGATATAGTAAACGAGGATAGAATTTTAGGCGACGATGTTCCGTCAAGATTTAACTCCTCCCACCGTATTGAGATGTACATTGAGAACATAGAAGGATTTGGTGGTGAGGGGGATCTGTTTACTAAGTTTGGAGTTGAGATAAGGGATCAGGCAACTTTTGTGGTTTCTAGGAGAAGATGGACGCAATTGGTTGCCCGGTATGATAACGAGGTTCAGAGTGTAAGACCTTTCGAGGGTGACCTGATCTATTTGCCATTGTCTAATAAGTTATTCCAAATAATGATGGTAGAGCATGAAGAACCATTTTACCAGTTAAGTAATCTTACGGTATATAAATTACGTTGTGAGCTATTTGAATATAATGACGAAGACTTTGATACTGGTGTGGAAGCAGTTGACGATATTGAAGAAGAATACGCATATACATACCTATTGACTTTGGATAGTGATGGCGCTGGATTTACTGCTGGCGATATGGTATATCAAGATTTGGCAGATAGCGTAACTATGTCTGGTGAAGTTGTTAGATGGAATCCGAATACCAATATATTAAGTCTTGTCCATATTGGAGCAAATGATGGTAAATATCACGAATTTGCAGCAAATAAAGTAATATATCAATTATCTTCTGACGGCGAGAAAACTAACAATGTTCTATTGTCATCTGTGAGCGAAGATAATAAAATATCCCAAAATGAACAGAATAATGATTTCGAAACCGCTGCAGACGGCTTCTTGGATTTCAGCGAATCTAACCCCTTCGGAGATCCTAGCTAATGATTGGGTTTAAAACATATATATCAGAGGGTATTAAGCTAAAGCTTATCCGTGGTAGATCACAAGATGTGCTTAAAATGTGGAATAAAGGTGATAGTAAATGGGTAGAGCTTAGAGGTAAACCGGGGTTCGAGACGAGATATGACCCAAGAGATCCCTTACATAAAGCGATAACTTCTCTAGGTAAATCTGCCAATATATCTGATTTTATGAATGGTAATGAGGTAAGCATAAACCCAAGACACCCCGACGGTAAAAAAGCCCTAGCAACTATTAAGAGACTGATGAAATGAGCGACTTATTCGATTTTGGATTTACAGCGGTAGATGAGTCTGAGCTTGAAGCCGTTCAGGCTCTTGGAGCTACGGCTAAAGAAGTTGAAAGCAAAGCAAGTACTACTCAGGATAAGCTGGATAAACTTTACAACGCTATTGTTCCTCTGTTGAATAATTTAAAAAAGAATCCAGAAAAGGAATATATATTATGGCCAAATAGATTGGCTAAGGTCGAAGAGTTTGAAACTCACCTACAATCAATATATAAAGGTTAAACATGCTTGGAACACATTTTTATCATCAGAAGCTAAGGAAAAGTGTTGCTGTATTTGGTACACTTTTTAATAACCTTTATGTTATCCGTTCTAACTCTTCTGGTCAGGTCATATCGCAGGTTAAGGTTCCACTATCATACGCGCCTCAGCGTAAGTTTCTTGATCGTATTAGATCCCAACCCGATCTAATTGAAGATTCTAAAGTGGCGTTGAAACTACCTCGTATGTCGTTCGAGATAACTACCATCGGATATGATCCAGCAAGGCAACTGCAGAAAACTAATAACTTCACCCAGACCGGAACGGGTTACGGTAATAGGAATAAGTTCTATAGTTTTGTTCCTTATAATATAGGCTTTCAATTATCAATCTATGCTAAAAATCAAGATGATGCTCTGCAGATTGTAGAACAGATTCTTCCTTATTTTAATCCCCAATATGTAGTCACGATGAAGCCTTTCGATAGTTATCCTGATATAAAAGAGGACGTACCTCTTGCTCTGGTGGGAGTAGATTTTTCTGATGACTATGAAAATGCATTAGAAGCTAGACGGACTATCATCTATACTTTGACCTTTGATATGAGAATTAATTTCTATGGTCCGATTATAGATTCCAAAGTCATTCGTACTTCTATCGCGGATATATATGAAATTCAGAGGGGTCTGGCAGATTCGGATCTTCAGGTAGCCTCGTTTAGAACAAGACCGGATCCATTTGACGTTTCCGCGGACAGTGATTATGGCTTCAACGATTCGTCTGATTACGACTATCTATTCGACTTTGATGATCCATAGAGGAAGACAATGGTAGATAACGCTGATAATGATTTTGAATATGCTAGACGAAATTATCATGACTTGCTAGCGAAAGGCACTGATGCTCTCGAGGAAATGATGGAGGTCGCGCGAGCGACCGAGCACCCGCGGGCGTTCGAAGTGTTCTCTAATATGATGAAACATGTTGCTGATATTAATGGTAACCTAATAGATCTCCATAAAAAACATAAAGAATACAATAAAGAAGATAAACCAGCAGAGCTGGCTAATCAGACTACTAATAATGTGTTTATTGGTTCCACGAGTGATTTACAGCGTATGCTTCTAGATAATGAGGATAAGGTAGTTGACATTAGCGATTACAAGAAAGATGAATGACACATATCTAGGTAATATTAATATTAAGCGTGATGGTGTTGTTCATAACTTTACCAAAGATGAAGTTATAGAGTATAGCAAATGTTTGAAAGATCCTGGATATTTTGCTAAGCACTACTGTAAAATCATACACCTAGACTTAGGTCTAGTACCTTTTGAGCTCTATCCATATCAGGAGCAGATGTTTGATAAATTCAATTCCAATAGATTTAACATTGTACTTGCTTGTCGCCAATCTGGTAAGTCTATTTCTAGCGTCGCTTATCTTTTATGGTATGCGATATTCCATCCAGAAAAAGTTATTGCCATTTTGGCGAACAAAGGTGCTACGGCACAGGAGATGCTCGGAAGAGTAACATTAATGTTGGAAAACTTACCGTTTTTCCTACAGCCGGGATGTAAAGCACTAAACAAACGATCCATAGAATTTAGTAATAACTCACGCATTGTCTCTGCAGCAACATCAGGTAGTTCTATTCGTGGTATGTCGGTCAACCTACTATATCTGGACGAATTTGCATTTGTAGAGAATGCTGCAGAGTTCTATACCTCTACCTATCCGGTTATTTCATCAGGTAAGGATACAAAGGTTATTGTTACCTCTACTGCAAACGGTATTGGTAATCAGTTTCATAAAATATGGGAAGGTGCAGTTCAAGGGATTAATGAATTTATACCATTTCGGGTCGACTGGTGGGATGTACCTGGTAGAGATGAAAGTTGGAAAGAACAGACCATTGCCAATACGTCACAGCTACAGTTTGACCAGGAATTTGGTAACACTTTCTTTGGAACTGGTAATACATTAATCAACGCTGAAACTCTTATGAATTTCAGAGCTAAGCCCCCAAAAAGATTATTGGAGGGAAACAGGGTTTGGGTCTATGAGGACCCGGATCCAAGCCATCAGTATGTGATGACTGTGGATGTATCGAAAGGAAGAGGACAGGACTATTCTACGTTTAACGTGATCGATATTAGCTCAAAGCCTTTTAAACAGGTCGCCGTATATCGCGACAATCTTATTTCTCCATTACTCTTCCCCAATGTTATTTATAAATTTGCACGGCTCTATAATCAGGCTTGGGTGGTAGTAGAATCAAATGATCAGGGAAGTTTGGTGACAAATGGTTTATATCATGAGCTAGAGTATGAAAACCTTTTCATGGAATCTACTGTAAAGTCTGATAGGCTGGGCGTAGAGATGAATAGAAAGGTCAAGAGGTTAGGCTGTTCTGGTATTAAGGACTTACTTGAAGAGGGTAAGTTAGAGATAGTAGACCAAAACACTATTCTAGAAATATCCACGTTCGTCTCAAAGGGTCAATCCTATGAAGCCAGTGATGGTAATCACGATGACCTCATGATGAACTTGGTTATGTTCGGTTACTTTGCTACTGGTAATTATTTCCAACAACTAACGGATGTTGATATTAAGAATATGTTATTCGAGCAGAAGATGAAAGCTATTGAAGAGGACGTGGTACCATTTGGGTTTATAGATGATGCATCGGATTATATTGAACAGATAGAAGAAAAAGATGATTGGCAGACCAGAAAATGGGTCGAAGAATGGGGTACCAACTTCTAATTTTTAGAAATTATAAATAGTATTAATTGAATATCCGTATAATGAAAACATATAATTCGATCTCTGGAAAAGGAAAATAAACATGGCAATAGGCGCACCTTCCGAATCTCCAGCCATTGTCGTCAAAGAAGTAGATCTAAGCGGTGGTGTTCCCAACGTTCAATCTACAACTGGCGCATTTGCTGGAAGTTTCCGTTGGGGTCCAATGGAACAGGCAGTTTTGGTAGACAATGAAGCTACACTGGCCTCAACCTTTGGTTCGCCCAGCGACAGTTACGCGGTTGACTTTCTAACCGCAGCAAGTTTTTTAAGATACTCATCAGCTCTACAAGTTGTACGTACTGCAGACAGCGGCGCATTAAATGCCGTAGATAGTGGTTCCCCAAAACTCATCGAAAATGATGAAAAATGGGAAACTGGTACACATTCTACCGGGAATATTTTCGCTAAGTATGCAGGACCATTAGGTAATAACATCGCAGTACACATTGCTGATTCAACAGCGTGGAGTGGATGGGACTCAGCATATAAAAATCAATTCGATGCAAAACCAACTGGACAAGAAACACACGTTTTGGTTCTAGATTCTGATGGTGGTATTACTGGTACAGCAGGTACTGTACTAGAAAGATATCCATTCGTTAGCACAACAGCTGGCGCTACAAATGCAGATGGATCATCCAACTATCAGAAAGACGTTGTGAATAGAGGATCTAACTATATTCGTATTAATAATGCCCAAACATCTGGGGACTTTGGTCTATCAGGTGGAGCAAAAGGTGAAAGAACTACAGCAAACGTTAACGATGCACATGATGTGTTCGAGGATAAAGACACTATCCAAGTAGATTTCTTGATCGCACCTAATATGGATAG